CCTCTTGACTTGGTTCTCCAAGCGGTGGTCTTTGAGCAGTATTAGGAATGTATGGATTACTTCTAAATTGTTCTACTGGAAATCGTTTTCTTAAATCATATTCTGGCGTTCCCATAATTGAACCAGATTGATTTTGAAAATCATAGCCACGAGGATCATCAGGTGATGGTATTGGCAAACCTGATCCTTTGAACTCATAACTTTTAAGACCTGAATTTGGACCATAGACCATAGACATGGGCACATAGCTTCTCTCTGGTTGTATTCCAATATCAACAGGTGATCTGCCTTGCATGGATGATCCTGCACGAAATCTATCAATACCACTTAATAATTCTGGTTCTGACCTGTCAGTATCTTGTGGAGGCTGATTATCAACTCTCCTGTTACCTCTTGTACTGTAAGCGTCCCTCTCAACGTTTGACAATATTTTACCATCAGGAGATGTAGCTATACTTCCTTTATCGTCCGTGCTTGAAAACTTCATGCCTCTTTGTGGCTCTTCTTCTGGTGCTTTAAAACCTAAATCTTTTAAAAAATCAAACATTATGCTAACAATCCTTTATCTCTTAATGCTTTTATAAGTGTAGCTAATACATTGGCTACTGCCGCAGTGTTTGCTGTTGATACGTTAAGACTTTTAGTATCGGTTTCGTTTGAAACAGAAAACCCTGTTGACTCATCTCCAGTGTTTGCTGACTGGTTAATTTTATCTAATTCGTTCTCAAGGTCATCGACAAGTCTAAAACCCCAACTTTGAATATCATCTGACTCTGGTCTTGGTAGTGTTGCCATTATCTCTCACCATCTGGTTGTATGTCTAACCTTGTTGCACCTAAACGCCAATCCGCACCCAAATCAGAGCTTTCAAATTTAACGGCAAACTGTCTGCCTCTTGCTCTAGGGTGAACTTTTTTAATTGAACTTGTTAAAGCAAATGCACCTTTTGATGTATGAGTGTCAGCAGGTGTTTTTCTTGTCTTTACAAAACTGTTTAACGTTCCTGTTATTGTTGCGTCAGGTATCATTCTTTGTATAAATGCAACCTCTTGTCCATCACCTATATCCATGTCGGCAGACTCAACAAATGATGTCATAGCTGACTCGTCATCATTGACACCAATCTCATGATTGTAAAGAAAGTTATTAGATCCTGCCCCTATGTTATTGTTAAATGTTGATGCGTCAGCCCAAGCTGTCCTTGACAAAGTTCCAACATCCCAAACATTTTCTCTGTAGTTATACTTACAGTATTTATCTATCTCACTTGAGCTTGCAGAACAGTAAAACCAAAATACTTCGCTGTGTTGTTTGTTTAACCCTGCAACAACCTTTTCTATTTGCACTAAGTTAAAGTCATCAAACACAAAGTTACTGACGGTACTTGGTAATTGTCTTACAGAACCATCGAATACAAAAAACTGATTTATACCCATCCAGAAGACTAATCCATTGATTTCAACAACGGCTAACGGACCTCCTAGCCCACAACCTGAAGCAAGTTCACGAAAACCAAAAACAAACGGCTGACCTCTAAATGTCATAGAGTGTAACGTAGTGTCAGTCCAAATAAGTATTTGACCTCTTGTTCTTTTTGCACCAACAATCTTTGATCCACCTTGTAATAACTGACTGCCTGCTGTGTTTGTTGCTGATGCTGTCCAAGTGCTAAGAGTTTCTTGTGACGCAAAAGACACTTTCATAGGATCGTCTGCACCCAAAGCAACAAGATGTCTGTCTGGTGTTGACATAATGACGTTACGAACAGTTGTTGGTGTGTTGCTATCCGAATGTGTCGATACAGCCGTACCTAAACTGTCGTGAATTAATACGGCTCGTGTTCCAGCCCCTTGAGATGCATCCCAATGTATTAACGGCTGTCCTGCAACAGAAGCAACTAGGTCTTCACCAAAGTTGTCAAATGTCCATGTTCTAGCGTCTACTTCAATTCCTGTTCCAGATGATGGAACATCCCAACCTTCGCTACTATCTCTTGGTTCATCCCATGTACCAGTACCCCAACCAAATTCAAACACTGACGTTTCTTGACCAACTGCCATTAGTATTTGATAACCCACATTTGCGACTGTTGGTGTACCACTAGCATTTGCATTTGTTGAAGCAGTAATTTTAAAATTGTTTGAGTCAGTGACAGATGTGACAGTGAACTCGGTATTAGCACTCCATGAAATATTATTTTGATCAAATGCTGTAGTAAATATAATTCTATCTCCTGCAACAGCATTGTGTGTAGCAATATTTACTGTCACTAAATTAGAACCACTAACTGTAGTAAAATAGTTATCTAATGTTGTGTCCTGTTTTCTTACTGGCGTTATATCAGACAGCACACCACCTAAGTATATATATAAATGTGTGTTTGTTCCTATAGCTAATAAAGCATTGTCACTTAGATCACGCCAACTAAAAAGACCACGACACTTGCCTGCAAATTGTGAAGTAGTAAGTTTTTGCCAACCACCTAATTTTTCTACCTTGCCGTTCCAAAAACGTATTTTATCGCTGTCAATCCAGCCACCTTCAGAACTATAGTTTGTATCGTCTTTAATAATTCCCGGTTTAAATCTTAAAGTTTGTAATGGCATTAGTTTATTTCCATAGTTTAATTTCCATTAATTTTGATATGTTGTTAACATATAATTATTACTGCCATTATAGTCAGAAGAATAACTAGCAGGTGCATTACAATTTGTTGTAATATAAAGAGAAAATGCGTTAGTGCCGTACCCAGATGTAGTTATGTCAATGTTTTGACTAGCTTCAAAAACAATATCAAATTCATAGTAACCTGCTCCATGATTAATTTGACTAGAACTTATTGCACCACTAATTACACCTGCTCCACTAATTGTAAGTACTCCATGAGGACTATTACCACCACTTACAGCCGCATTAACTCTATATTGACCTGTTTTATTCATTTGGATTCTGCTAAAAGTACCAGAAGAACCTGCTTCGTAAGCCTGATTTACTAGAAAAAATAGCTGAGATTCATACGCACCACTAATAGAGGATATTGCTGAATAGTTAATTGCCCATCCTGAGGTATACCAGAGATCACCACTATTTTTTTGACCTACCCAAGGTCTTTGTGAACTACCAGTTCTTGTCCAATCTCCGTTTAAGGTTGCATAGTCTGTTCCTGATCCGGGATTTATTGCTGAACAAGTTGGTGCAACAAGTTTCATCCCCCCATAAAAATCATCAAAAGCTAGTGCTGCACCACTTGTGCCAACATTGGAGTTAGCGTTACTTGCTAAAGTTGTTTGGTATGAAGAGCCATTATAACTAGCAGGATTAGGAACATACGATCCACCTTTATATAGCTCATTAAGACTAATTGAACCACTTGATCCTTTATAAAAATTTCTAATTTGTTCTAAGGATATAGAAGACCCTGATGTTGGTAACTGTGTTGTCATTTACAATTACATCCTTCTTTATGCTCGTCTAATTCTTGTTTTAAATCTTTTATTGCTTCAATAAGAACACCAACCATATTTCCGTATGCTACAGATTTAAAGTCACCATCATGCACAACTTCTGGTATAATCTTTTCTACCTCTTGTGCAATAACACCAATACCTTTTTCAGCTTGTTTTGTGTAAGATACACCACGCATTTTCATTACTTTGTCCAAAGCGTTGTCTATTGTTTTAATGTCAGATTTTAATCTTTCGTCTGAAAAAGCTGTAATGTTTCCGTCAGCAGTAATTGTTCCAGTGTTAGCTATATTTCTAAATCCAGTAATGTCTTTGTTACTATCTACCACAACTGCATGAGATGCTGCTACAGTTCCCGGTGTTACTTGATCTAAATATTCTAATTCTGCTTCTGTAATTGCTGCACTGCCTATTGTAAAACCTGTCGCAGTCACAACACCAGAACAATCAACTGCACCATTAATATCTATTGTGGTTGCTGTTATATCTATTTCTGTAGGAGATGCAATCTCAAGTACTCCTGATCCACCACTACCAATATATTGATCTAAATTAGTGTCATCTTCAAAATGCAATCTTCTTGTTGAATTAAGAAGCAACCCTACGTTGTGTACATGAGATAACTGTACATCTAAGTCAGCACCAAAATTAAGAAAAGCACCATCAGTTACTATATTAAGATGACCTTCGTGACGTAATCTCATCTTTTCTGTTGCAGCTTCAGAACTACCTAGCTTAAAAACAAAATCCGTCTTATTGCTGTCTGCGGCAAA